TTGGTAGCGTATGGAAGGATCCGGTAATACGAACCACAAAGAATGATAGCAAGATTGCTCAGGTTTCAATGGTAACTGAGTCAGGTTGGGGTGAGTATAAGAAGGCTGACTGGCATAACGTAGTCTTCTTTGGAAGGCAGGCTGAAGTTGTTGAGAGTTATGTTACTAAAGGGACCAATCTATATGTAGAAGGGTCAATTGATTATCGTAAGTATACTGACAAGAGCGGTGTAGAAAAATATACAACCGACATTAAAGGTCAGATGATGCAGATGATTAACAGTCCTGATGCATACAAAGAGGTGGATGTTTCTGCACCAGAGACTAAGAGAGAAGTGTCAAGCAATGCTAGAGCAGAGATGGCATCTATTTCTAAAGAGGTTTCTGCTGATGACATACCGTTCTAAAGGAAGGCTTGCTGATGAGGTAATATATTTTTTAGCAAGAGAGATATATAAAGGGAAGAGTGATGAGCCTGTAAAGTTTAAATCCTGGAATGAATGTTTTGAAAACCATGCAGGCTGCACTCTAGGAGAGTACATGGAGTACGCTAAAGAAAATAAACTTAAGGATAAATATATAAATGAACGAAATAAAAATTAACTTAATAGATGATGTAGCTTTTTCTTTTCCAAAGAAAGCAACAGAACAATCTGTTGGTTATGATATTTATGCAGCAGAAGATGGGGTGATACGCCCTTTAGATAGAAAGTTAATTCGTACTGGTATAAAATTAGATATGCCGGAAGGCGTGGAGGCTCAAATAAGGAGCCGTAGTGGTCTAGCCTCAAAGCACGGGGTTTTTGTACTCAACTCTCCTGGGACTGTCGACCCTGATTATAGGGGTGAGGTGAAGGTGTTGTTGTTTAACTCTGGACATATGCCGTTTGATATAGAACGTGGAGATAGAATAGCTCAGCTAGTATTCAGTATTTATTTATCTCCTGAAGTTTCATATAATGAAGTTCCATCTTACGTTAGGGGAGAAGGTGGGTTTGGAAGTACTGGCAATGGTAAAATAGGAACGGAGTAATTTTATGGATTTCAGAACTGAACTTGGTTATGATATATTTAAAAATAAATATGCATCTACTGAGTATGAAACTTGGAATGATAAAGCGCATGCTATAGTTAACAGCGTGTGTGGTGACTTCAATGGAACCAAGAACAATCTAATGGAGAAGCCTGATAGAGATCAGCTAACCCAGTATATTGCAGACTTTAAGTTTATGCCCGGTGGCAGGTATATATACTACGCAGGGAGAGAGGCCAGATTTTACAACAACTGCTATCTTCTTAGGTTGGAGGAGGATACAAGAGAGGATTGGGCTGGCGTAACACAAAGAGCTATGTCATGCTTGATGACAGGGGGAGGGATAGGAGTTGATATCTCTAGGGCTAGGCCATCTGGCCGAATACTAAAAAGAACAGGGGGCGTAGCCTCTGGACCTATACCACTCCTTTACACCTTGAACGAGGTTGGAAGAAATGTTATGCAAGGTGGTAGCCGAAGGTCTGCTCTATACGGCAGCATGAACTGGCAGCATGAAGATGCAGGAACATTATTAAAAGCAAAGAACTGGCATGATCAAAAGATAGGGGAAACCAACGTAGCTGAGCTAAAGAAGCTTGACTTCAACTGGCCTGCTCCACTTGACATGATGAATGTTTCTTTAAACTATGATGATGCTTGGTTGAAAGATCAATTCAATCCTGTGTTTACTGAGAATGTTAGACAAGCAATGATAACTGGAGAGCCAGGGTTCTCCTTTAACTTTGGAGATAAACAAAATGAAACGTTACGAAATGCTTGTACAGAAATTACAAGCGAAGATGATAGTGATGTCTGCAACCTGGGAAGTGTCAACCTTGCTAATATCGAAACGATACAAGAGTTTAAAGAAGTCGTTTCTCTTGCGTCTAAGTTCTTAGTATGTGGTTTAATCAGAGCTCATCTACCATATGAGAAGGTAGCTAAAGTACGAATGAAGAACAGTCGTATAGGGCTTGGGCTTATGGGGATGCATGAGTGGTTACTCAAGCGAAACTATAAGTACGAGATGACAGATGAACTCAAACAATGGATGAAAGAATATGAACGAGAAAGCAAACGATCCGCTGATGCTCATTGTAACAGACTTTTTCTCAACAGTCCTAAAGGATACAGAGCAATTGCTCCAACAGGGACTATTAGTATTATCGCAGGAACAACCTCTGGGGTGGAGCCGATCTACGCAGTGGCATATCGCAGACGCTATCTTACTGACGGAACAAGATGGAAGTATAAATTTGTCATTGACGGTACGGCTGAAACCTTGATTGAACAGGGCATTAAGCCAGATCAAATTGAATCCTCTATAGATTTAGCGGAGGATGTAGAACGTAGGATAAAGTTCCAGTTTGAGTTACAGAAATATGTAGATCACGCTATTAGTAGCACTATTAACTTACCTGCATGGGGGACAGAACTAAATGGAGAACATACTGTTGATAAATATGCTAGAATTATTGCTAAGCATGCTCATGGATTACGCGGTTTAACCATGTATCCTGATGGAGCAAGGGGTGGGCAACCGATTACAGCCGTACCATATGAGGAAGCTCACGCTAAACGAGGGGTTATCTATGAGGATAACTCAGAAGAACAATGCCTTAGTGGAGTATGTGGAATATGAAACCCTATAAGCCTTTCTATGATGACGATGATATGACTACAGAAGAGTACAATGAGTCATACGCTCATTGGCTAAAGGTAGCAAGAAATGAATTCACCAGGAATCAGATTGTTCAGACAGCAGCAGACAACAGAGATCTATGCTCTCCAGTATGGAATGCTATGCAAGCTGAGCTACTACACAGAGATAAGTTAGATGCCAAGAGAATGATGAATAGAGAGATGAAGGCAGCTGTAAAAGGGGAATCCCCATATGGTATATCCACCTTTGTCAAACCTAAAAAACGTATTCGTAAGTCATTGAAAACAAAGAGTAAATAGAAGTGAAAAACTGATCTATGGTAGGGGGGTACCGTAGAGCAGTTTTTCACAATAATAAGGGTAATTAAATATGAATGAACAGAGTAAAGCAGCCAAGCGGAGATTTAATGATGGCGCTTTCCATACTAGATACTTGATAGGTGATGGTATAGATATAGGCGGAGCGATTGATCCACTAGGCCAGTACGTAAGAGTTTTTCCTTTAATGACGTCCGCTAAAACTTGGGATATAGATAAAGGAGATGGTGATGCTCAGTTCATGGATGGAATAGAAGATGATACCTATGATTTTCTATCCTCTAGCCACTGCCTTGAGCATATCAACAACCCTCAAGAAGCGTTATATAACTGGATCAGGATTGTAAAACCTGGTGGATTTCTCATCATTACAGTTCCAGATGAAGACATATATGAAGGTGGTGTTTTCCCTAGCCGTTGGAGCCTGGAACATAAACATACATTTACAATACACAAAGAGAATAGCTGGTCTCCGGTTTCAATAAATGTACTGGATTTACTGATTAAGTTCTCATCTAATATTAACATAGAGAGGGTCACATTAGTAAATGATTTCTATAGGAATCCAGAAGTATTCAAACACTTCCAAGGAGAGTTCGATCAAACTTTAACCCCTAATACAGAAAGTTCAATTGAGATTGTTGTACAGAAAAAGGAGATAAAAAATGAAGGGTAACAAGAATCTATTAGTAATACCTGACTGTCATACTGCACCTGAATATGACAACGACAGGTTCACCGCTCTGGGCAATTACATAGTAGTTAAACAGCCTAGTATAATCGTATGCCTGGGAGACTTTGGTGATATGCCAAGCCTCTCTTCATATGATAAAGGTACTAAAGGATTTGAAGGAAGGAGATACAGCAAGGATGTTGATTCAGTGTTGGACGCACAAGAGAAACTCTTTGCTCCTATAAAGAAACTTAATGAATCAAAAAGAAAAAGGAAGGAAAAACAATACAAACCTAAACTTCATATGTGTATTGGTAACCATGAAGACAGGATAGATAGGGCGGTTAACTCAGCACCTGAATTAGATGGCGCTATCTCTATGAAGGATCTACAGTATGAAAAGAATGGATGGAAGATCACACCATTTAAAGGAAACTTATCTATAGGTGGTATTAACTTCTCACATTACTTCACATCAGGGGTAGCCGGGAGGCCAATAAGTTCTTCACATATTGGTCATCAATTAGTTTCTAAACTGCACTGCTCAGCGGTGCAAGGACATTCTCACTTGTATAATCATGCAGAACAGACACGTCCAGATGGTCAGAAGATCTTTGGACTAAGCGCGGGATGCTTCTCTCATCCACAGTACTCAGAGAACTGGTGTAGAGATACAGAGTATAATTGGTGGAGAGGCATTGTAAATTTAAACGGACTAGACGGGGAGGGTTATTATGATGATATGCATGCTGTAACACAGCGCAAACTACTGAGGGATTACTCATGAAGCCATGTCCTTTTTGTGGTCTAAAAGCTACGCTTGGAAAGTTCTTAGTAGGATGTTCCAAGTGCTCTTTATTCTTTAGCTTTCATCCAAAGATAGAATCACAAAAGGATCTAGCTATACAGAAATGGAACACAAGATGTTCAAAGATATAGTCTTTATAACAGTGTGGTACATGAGTTATATCTTTTTCTCAGCTTGTCTTATTATGATATTCATTTAACACAAGTCCTGAGCATGACTATAAACTGCTCTTTACTAATGGAGTTACTCTTTTAACACAACCAACTGGTATAACAGTTAAACCAAACCACTCCCCTTCCTCGTCTTTACAAACTGCTATTCTCACCTCTTCATTATCATAGTTAATTAAATAACCATACGACCAGAAGACTGCTAGCTTTGTATCCTCAGACCTTTCCCACCCCGCAGTAGACACTATATCCAACCACTCTACCTCTACATAATCATAAGACATCGCTTATTTTTCCATAAGCTGTCTGTAATTCCTGAAGCTCTTTCATTATATTCATGGCATGAGCCCTGTATTCATTGATTAATCTTTCTCTTTGTTCTGGTTTTACATTTGGATCATCAATTAGTTTTCTTAGTCTATTCATTACAGCCTTAACTTCTTTACCTTTAAAGTATATCTTACGTTGAGCTGTCTCGGCGGTAAGGGGTTGAGTATTAACGCCCAACCAGGATAAAGCGGTAGTCCCAAAGGTATTCTTTGGTAGTCCATCCTTATCTATGTTACCGTCTATCTTGTCAGCGTACATCAGGGTCTTAATTAACTGACCACCATTACCTATAACATCACCTGATTTATTTCTTGGCATTAACATAGGCGGAGTAGCATAGCTTGCAATGAACCCAAGCATATCTTCATATCTCTGCCTAGGTGGATCAGCCTCATTATAAATCTCATAGCCAGTGAATGGATCCTTGTTACTCATCAGCCCAGGCACTACCTGGAAGGGTCCACCAAAGAAACCTGGCTGCTTCATAGCCTCGCCAAACTCCCCATCCCAAAGATTCTTACCAAGATTTAAGTGAGCACCCCACGGTAAGAAGTACCCCATATCAAATACTCTAAGTCTTCCTTCTGAATCCTTCCAAGGCATCACCATAGTGGTAAGGTTCTTGGACATATATTCAGCAACCAACTTTTTCATCGCTGGAATATCTTCTTCTTCTATATCATCATTCTGATCTAGCAACATCTGCGCTACAAGATATGGTATAGCTGCATACTTAGCAACAGCAATAGGATGATTGCGAATGTTGCGAATCATCTGAGCCCCTGCCTTTAGGTTAAACGTTATGAATGGCGAACCAAAGGGAAGTGATCTTATAACCCTTACAGCTTGTGATACATTACCATAGTCAAGCAACGCTTCGTTACCTAATCGTGCAGCCTCCGCCTCACTCTTGCCATGATTCTCCATAAGGTCAATCATCTTGGCAATCTTAAACATCACCTCAGTCTTTGCATATGCCCTGCCACCTACATCTAGATAGTCATGAAAGAATATC